AGGTAATGGCGTGACTAGAAATTACTCTCAGTCTGGATTGTTTGGCGAAAACATAAAGGGCGAGTTTGCTTATAAAGACGGCACTAAGATTACAACTTTAGCCGATGATCCAGTTATTCGTGGCAATTTCAACGATAAAACAGGACGCATAGAAGATGGTTTTCGCGTAGGCAATAGGCAAGTTACTACATTTGCAGGGACAGGAAATTATACAGGTGATAAGGCTGGTACGGGTGCTACCGCAACTGGACCGCAAGTTGCTGTCAACACAAGCACTGGCGGTGAGGGTGGGCTAGGTCTTGATACGCTTACTCTTGACTTAATTGGGTCTGGTTCCGCAACTTTAGGAGATGTAACTTCTGGCAAAGTTTCGCTTGATGAAATTGTTAATGCAGCCACTGTAACTACAATAATAACAGCTACTACTACAGTTAAAGAGGTTGATAAGTTAATCGCAGAAACAAAAGACCCTGAAATTCTTAAATCACTTTATCAGAGAAAATTATCACTTATGCGGTCAGGCTCAACTCGCACTCGATTTGCTGGCTTACTAGATGATCCTGACACTAAGAAATCACAGATGAGTATTGTTTAAATGTATGAAGATGACGAGAACGATAAGAGTAAAAACAAGATTATTTCTCCAGCGGTTTCTCCAGCCGCTTTATTAAAACGATATGAAAGATTAAAAAGTGACCGCGCCAATTGGGACACCCTTTGGGAAGAGCTTGCTGTTTTCTTAATGCCTGGTAAAGCTGACTTTATTACTAAGTCAACGAGTGGCAACAAGAGAGCGTCTGAGGTCTACGATTCTACAGCTATACACGCGCTACAGATACTATCAGCATCGCTTCATGGGTCGCTTACAAGCCCCTCAACCAAGTGGTTTGGCTTGCGCTTCCGTGAAGACGAACTGAACGAAGACAAGGACGCTAAAGATTGGCTAGAAAAGTGCAGTAAGGGAATATTCCAAGAGTTCGGAAAGTCTAACTTCTCAACTGAAGTCGCAGAAGCTTACCAGGACATGGTAGGTTTTGGCACTGCTGCGCTGCAATTTGATGTTAAGACCAAAGAGGCTCAATTTGATGGCTTTAACTTTCGAGCGTGTCACCTAGCTGAAGTTGTAGTTTCCGAATCGTCAGAAGGAAAGATTGACACTGTTTTTCGTAAAATCAAAATGTCAGCACGACAAGCCTATCAAAAGTTTGGTGACAACTGTGGAGACAAAGCTCTCAAAGCCTTAGAAGCTGATCCAGAAAAGGAATTTGAATATGTACAGGCTGTGTTTCCGCGAGAGTTAAAAGGTGAGCCAGCTTTAGTCGCACCTCCAAATCAACGGCCTTGGGCTTGTTATTTCATCAGCGTTTCTGACAAGAAGATATGCAAAGAAAGTGGATATTACGAGTTGCCGTTTATGGTTCCGCGCTGGTCTAAGACGACAGGCGATGTATATGGGTTTGGACCTGGCTGTGTTGCTCGACCAGACATTAAGACTCTGAATGAGGCGCGTAAGCTTGCCATGAAAGCGTGGGAGAAGTCGATTGATCCACCACTCAAGGCCATGCAGAACGGCATACTAGGTAAGATCGATATGCGTCCCAGCACAGTAACTTATGTGCGCGACATGAATAACCTAGAGCCGATAGTCAATGCTACTAATTGGAATGCCGACCAGTTGATGTTAAACGATGTGAGAGCATCAGTGCGTAGGATCTTTTTTAGTGATCAGCTTGAGCTAAACGATGGTCCTCAAATGACAGCGACTGAAGTCCAGGTTCGCTATGAATTGATGCAGCGTTTGCTAGGCCCGACTCTTGGGCGACTACAGTCTGAGTTTCTAAACCCTATTGTTGAACGTGCTTTTTATTCCATGTTGCGTGGCAATGCGCTGCCACCAATGCCCGAAGTATTACAACAGGCTGGAGGTGATTTAGACATTGAGTATGTAGGCCCACTAGCACGATCTCAGAAAATGGATGAAGTGACAGGCATCCAACGCGCAATAGACGGGATCATGCAACTAGCCCAGGTCAACCCAGAAGTCCTAGATATTGTTAATGTTGACAAGGCTGGTCGCACTATTGCAGACAGGCTGGGTGCGCCAGCAGATATGTTACTGGGTGACGAGCAAGTTGGTCAGTTAAGGCAGGCACGACAGCAGCAGCAACAACAACAAGCTGAAATGGCGCAGGGCCAGCAGGAAATTGCAGGCGCACAGCAAGTGGCCGATTTGGAGCAAACGGTAAATGGATCAGTTCAGTAAAGATATAAAAGAATTATTTAGTAGCAAAACAGGCGAGAGAATACTTGCCAATATGAAAGTGGCCTATGGGGATCGAATTTCGTTCTCCACAGACCCTTATGAAACTGCCTTTAAAGAAGGGCAGCGGAGCATATATTTAGAAATTACAAACGTAGTGGAGAAACAAAATGAGTGAAGAAGCGGTAGCAGAAGTGGCATCAGAGTCATGGCATTCTGGATTGTCAGAGGAGTATCGGGGTAACGAATCACTATCACAGATACCTGATTTAAATACGTTAGCTAAATCATACTTAGACGCGCAGCAATACGCTGGCGGTTCTATTCGCATACCAGGTGAGGACGCAAGCACAGACGATTGGACAGCGTTTAATTCAAAGCTAACTGCCAAGGTTCCTACACTGTTAAACCTTCCCAGCGATGAGAGTGAGGCGCGTAATGCAATGTATTCGCGGTTAGGTCGTCCAGATACAGCGCAAGGCTATAAAGTAGAAGGGGCTGACCCTGACTTTTTAGAGTGGGCGCACGAAAATGGATTATCAACTGCCCAGGTTAAAGCCTGGCAAGAAAACACAGCGGCCCAAGGTCAAGAAGCAGATGATGCAAATGACCAGCAAATGCAAGATTCTGATGACTTGCTCAGAAAAGAATGGGGCCATGCCTACGATGCAAAGCTAGCACAAGCTAAAAACGCAGTGCTTGCCTACGCTGACCAAGATACTAAAGACTTTTTACTGGAATCGGGACTTGCCAACAATCCAAACATGATCAAGTTGATGGCTGGCATTGGGGCAACATTAACTGAAGATGAGTCAGCAGGGCTACAAAGTAATAATAGATTTTCGTTAAGCCCAAGCGAGGCAATGGAAAGGATTGGTGAAGTTAGGCGCAACGCTGAACACCCATACAATGTCGCTAATCACCCACAGCACAGGGCTGAACTAGAAAAAATGGAAAAGCTCTACAACCAGGCATATCCAGAAATAGATTAATTCTAATAACCGCACCAAAAAACACGATCATCTAATCACAGGGTAGCTAAGTCTTAGTCCTGCGGTTAGATGAGCCGTTTCTCATATCTCGTTGAAGCAAGCGTTATTGCCAGTTAAGAGTCCGAAAGTCGGGTAGCTCAATGCGCCAATTTCAATTGCCAATCTGGAGATACTCTCATGGCTAATACAATCGCAAAAGCGTTCGTACAACAGTTTCAAGACAATTTAATTCACTTAGCATCGCAGAAAGGCTCACGCCTACGCGCATCAGTAACCGAGCAATCAGTAACAGGCGAGAAGTTCAACTTTGAACGTCTTGGTAATGTCGCTGCTGTCGTCAAGTCTAGTCGCCACACCACTACACCTGTGCTGGAAGTTCCACACTCGCGTAGGACTGCGACCATGACTGACTACCACTGGGCCGATCTCATCGATGATGAAGATAAAGTTCGTATGTTAATCAGCCCCGAATCCGCATATGCGAAATCAGGTGCTAACTCAATGGCTCGCGCATTCGATGATTTAATCATTGCTGCTGCAACTGGTAACGCTGTCGATGGTGACGGCTCTAACGTGGCATTGCCTGCTGGGCAGAAAATTGCTCACGGCTCTGCTGGCTTAACACTTGCTAAATTAATCTCTACTAAAGAGATTCTTGATGGCAACGATGTAGACGAAGAAGATCGTTTCTTTGTGTTGGGATCTCAACAGGTGTCAAACCTTTTGGCTACAACTCAGGTTAGTTCTAGCGATTACAACAGTGTTAAAGCTTTGGTACAGGGCGACATTGACACCTTTATGGGTTTCAAGTTCCTACGCTCTGAGCGTCTAAACCTTAACTCAACCCAGCGTAAGTGCTTTGCATTCACAAAGGGAGCTATGGGTCTAGGCATTGGTAAAGATGTGACTACCAAGATCGATTTACGCGCAGACAAGAGTTATGCACACCAGGTGTACTTGTCATTCGTAGCTGGAGCAACACGCATCCAGGATGAATGTGTCGTAGAAGTTCTTTGCACCGAGTCCTAAGCTCTTAGTGCAATTAACCAAGGGGCTGAAATACGCCCCTTTTTTTTAATCAAGGAGTAGCTATGGCTAGTGAAGTTTCAATCTGCAACAGGGCGTTAGCCATGCTAGGTGCAAGCACTATCACCTCTCTGACTGATGGATCTACCGAAGCTAACGTA